AGGTTGCAACCAATATACTTAATAGGCCATGTTAATCAGGTAATCTTAAAGATTTTTGTAGTTTGCGGATTGGTATAGTAAGCAAGTAGCTAACCTGCTTACCTTACACATGACTATAGTTATACTTAAAAATAACTGTTTGTCAACTCTTTTTTATCTAGCAGAACCAGATAAATCATAGATGAACTTACCACTACGAATAGCTTCCATAATTTCATCTGAATGTTTTTCATACTCGTGTACCGACATCTTCTCTACTTGAGACTCACGTAAGTATGTAGAAGATGCATCTTCCTGTGGTTTGTTACGTGTGTTCTTAGTCGTTAC